ATGCGGCGAGCATGAGGCGCTCGGCGTAAGTGAGTGCCGCGCGCGGGGGAGTGTCGACGCAGACGGCGTCTGACATGCGCTCGAGGGATTCCGTTGTCATCGTCTTGCCTTTCGTATTCGGCCTAGTCGCCTTACGCGCGGCACGGACTCGAGCCCGTGCCTCACGTGAAACGACTAGCGCGCTTCCTCAATGAGTGACCACACGAGAGCATTCTCGGCGCGCACTCTGTCGGCGCGTGCGCTCTCGAATTGACGCGCGGTGACGTTGTCGCGCTCGAGGCGCTCGGCGCGCTTTACCTCGCGCTTTGCGTGCGCGTCGGCGATGATCGGCGCGCCTGCCAGGGCGTCGGCGGTGCCTACGTAGGCGCCGCGTGCGTACACGTTGTACGTGTCGCGCCCGAGAGTCTTCGCGACGGTGTACTCGCGCCCGTCCGTGGTGTACGTCCAAACGTCCATGTCTTGCCTTTCGTTAGGTGAGGCCTTGCGCCTCATGTCTCAAGCCTTCCACCATTCGACGTGCGCTAAACGTCTCGCGTTCCATCCTTTCGTGTGACCTACGTCACGCGGGGGACGTGCCTACCGTGGGGGGCACCCATCCCGCCCACGCGAGCCGCCCCCCCGCGCCCACGCCACACATGCCGCCGCACTCTGCCCCCCTGGCAGTGTCCGATAAGCGGACGTTCTACCCTCTCGCCGCCTGATGCGGCACAACCGCCCAGGAGGCATTCCATGACCGCACCCGTCCCCATCGAGCGCAAGCGTGCACTCGGCAACCCTGGCAAGCGCGCCCTACCGAAGCCTGGCGAGATCGCCATCATCGGTGCAGTGGCTGAGCCTCCAGTGGACCTGGGGGAGAAGGGCCTCGAGGCTTGGAACCGCATCCTCGACACTGCTCGTGCCTGGACTGGCGCTACTGACTTTGACCTGCTCGCTGCGTACTGCGCGAAGGTCGATCGCCACGCTGAGATGGTCGAGCAACTCTCAAACTCGAACAACGCCTTCATCCTCTTCACCGACAAGGGCTACGCATACGCGAACCCACTGGTGGGCATGATCTCGACTATCGAGTCTGAGATGGTGAAGATGCTGTCCCTCCTCGGGCTGACTCCGACTGACCGCTCGCGCCTGGGCCTCGCTGAGGTGAAGGCGCAGTCAACTCTCGAGAAGTTGAAGGCGCTCAAGGACGCGAAGTGAGTGCCGCGAACGGTTGGCCTCCCCGCTACATCACGAAGGCATCTGCTGCCGAGATGAAGCGCGGTGACGGCGACCTCGCGACGCAGTTCATCGAGAACTACGCGCGCGTGGTGAAGGACTCCGTCGGTGGTAAGACGGGTTCGCACATTCACTTGCGCCCGTGGCAGTCACATCTGATGGACTGGACGCTGTCGCGTCGCGCTGACGGCAAGAAGCGTTTCCGCCAGGCTCTGATCGGTCTCCCGCGTAAGTCGGGTAAGTCCGCACTGCTGTCTGGTCTCGCTCTCTACGAGTTGATCCTCGGTGCCGACGGCGGTGAGGTGTTCACTGTCGCCACGACCCGTGAGCAGGCCCGTATCGTCTTCGGTACTACCCGACGCATGGTCGAACTCGATCCTGAACTGTCTGGTATGACGAAGTTGTACCGCGACGCCATCGAGGTGCCTGGTACTAACTCGGTGATGCGCGTCATGGCTGCTGAGGCCCCGCAACTCGAGGGCCTGAACCCGACCTACGTCATCGTGGACGAGGTTCACGCCCTGCCTGACCGATCACTGTGGGACGTGTTCAGCCTCGCAATGGCTGCACGGCCTGATCCGCAGATGGTTGGCATCACGACGGCGGGCGTCAAGTACGACCGCTTCGGAAACGAATCGCTCTGCTATGGGATGTTCAACTACGGCGTCCGTGTAGCGGCTGGTGAGGTTGAAGACCCGTCGTTCGGCATGGCCTGGTGGGCGCCGAAGAAGATCGATGCTGATCACCGCGATCCCGAGGTGTGGAAGCAGGCGAACCCTGGCTTCGGAGACATCCAAGACCCCGAAGACTTCGCGGCTGCTGTGCTTCGCACGCCTGAGGCTGAGTTCCGTACGAAGCGACTCAATCTGTGGGTCGACACCGCAACTGCATGGCTCCCGACTGGTGCCTGGGACGCAGTTCAGGGTACGGCTGAGGTTGGCCTCGGTGATCCCGTGGTTCTCGCCCTTGACGGCTCGTACAACAACGATACGACGGCGCTCGTCGGTGTGAAGATTCCCGTCAATGAAGACGAGAAGCCACACATCTTCGTCGCTGGTGTCTGGGAGCGCCCGCCACACGCGGATGAGCACTGGACTGTTGACGTTCTCGATGTCGAGGACCGTATCCGCGAGTGCGCACGCACGTGGAATGTCCTTGAGATCGCATGTGACCCGTACCGCTGGGCGCGCACGATGCAGGTTCTTCTTGATGAACGCCTGCCTGTCGTGGAGTTCCCGCAGACGGCTAACCGCATGGGCCCCGCTACCTCGCGCATGTACGAGGGCGTGGTGAATAAGACCATTCAGCATGACGGAGATTTGCGCCTGGCGCGTCACATCTCGAACGCCATGCTCAAGGTCGATAACCGTGGTTCTCGCCTGGTGAAGGAATCGCGCGGCACTTCTCGCAAGATCGACCTTGCGGTGTGTGCAGTTATGGCACTTGATCGTGCCGAGTTCTGGAAAGACGAGTACCGCAAGCCGAAGCCTAAGGTCTTCGCGTTCTAGGCGTTGGATGCGCCGTCAGCCTTGGAGGGGCGCATGGAAGTTGTCAAGACATTCGTCGACTTGATCGGCAATGCCAAGTGGGAGCAGTTGGAGCAGTGGGACAAGTACCACCGAGGCGAGTTTGAGCCTCCGTACCTGCCCAGTGTCAACCGTTCGATGCTCGCGCAGGAGTATCAGGATCTGCTCTCCCGCGCTGACCTCAACATCTGTGCGCTGATCGTGTCTGCGGTGGTTGACCGCCTGCAGATCGAAGGTATCCGCTCGACTGGCACTGGTCAGAACGATGACACGGTGTGGCAGTGGCTGCAGTCGTCGAACTTCGATGCTCGGCAGACGTTGCTGTACCGCGACGCCATGATCTTTGGCTCGGGCTTCCTGTCGGTGGTCCCGAATGGTGACATGCCGAAGTTCTCGGCAGAGTCACCCCTGAACCTGTCGGTGAAGTACGACCCAACTGACCCGACGAAGGTTTTGCTCGGCGCGAAGACGGTTGATGACTACGGCTGGCTCTACACGGACGAGGTGATCTACGCGCTGCGTAGGTCGACCAAGGACTGGGAGCGTGGCTGGGTCGTTGTCGAGGAAACGCCGCACAATGCTGGTGCTACGCCGCTGGTGCGCTTCCCGAACCGTCTTGACTCGCGCGGGCGTGACATGAGCGAGATCTCGCTTATTGCGTCACCTCAGCGCCGCATTCTGCAGACGATCGCTGACCGCCTTCTGGTGCAGCGCGCTGCTTCGTGGCGCCAGCGCTACATCAGTGGCATCAGCATTGAGCAGGACGAGGAAGGCAATGCCATTCCGCCGTTCCGCGTCGGTGTTGACCAGATTGTGGTTAGTGAGAATCCCGATGCTCGCTTCGGTGAGTGGTCGGAGTCTCCGTTCGACGCTCATCTGCGTGCGGTTGAGGATGACATTCGCCAGGCTGCTGCTGTTTCACAGACTCCGCCGCATCTGCTGGCTCCGCACACTATCTCCAACATCTCCGCTGAGGCACTTGTTGCTCTCGAGGCTGGTCTTGCTGCGAAGGTGCAGGAGCGCCAGTTGCAGTGGGGCGAGGCTATCGAGTACGCCGCGCGTCTCGGTGGCAACATCGTCGGGTACGAGATCGCTGATGATGCTGAGGTGCTGTGGGCTGATCTTGAGCGTCGTTCTGATGCGCAGCGCGTTGATGGTGCCTTGAAACTCCGCTCGATGGGCCTTCCGATGGAGTTCCTACTCGAGCGCCTCGGTCTCACTCCGCAGGCGATCAAGCGTGTGATGGATGCCTCGGCTAAGGAGCAGGCGACTGCTGCTGCTACTTCGGCTGCCGCATTCGGTATGGCTCCGAGCCAGGCCCCGATTGGTGCAGGGTCGGCTAACGGTGCTCCGTGAGCACGATGACGGGTGCGCGTTTCACTGCTCAGCAGCGTGCGCGCATCATCCGTGAACTGGAGACCTATCGTCGCCAGGGTGTGGTGATTGCTAGTCAGATCCTGAACATGGTGACGCTGAGCAATTTCGAGCGCGAGTGGCCTCGTGTCGCTCCGTTGTATGCCCAGTTGATCGCTGCTCAGCAGATGGCGGGCCGCAACACGATGGCGGTGTATCTGTCGACGCTGGCGCTGGGCACTGGTGCGGGGCTGCATGGGATTGCAGTTCCTGTTGAGGCTGAGCAGCGAAACTTGCGTTTACCGTCTGGTTTGCCTGTGCAGAATCTGCTCGGCAGTGCGCCTTCCGCGATTCTTCACCGCATTGAGAACGGCATGCCTGCTGACCTCGCGATGCAGATGACCAAGGCACACCTCATGGAGGCTGTCTCTGACGCTGTCCATGATGAGTTCCGCAAGGCGGCAGTGGATGTCCTCAAGGCTGACACGAATGACCTTGACTGGGCCGCGCGTGATGCTGAGTGGGAGCAGTGGCTTAAGGAGCATCGCTCTGCTGAGTTTGATGCTGAGACTCGTCGGGCGCGTCGGAACACGAGTCACACGCAGCGTATGCGGCAGGGCATAGGCGACGTGATGCCAGGCGTGCAGCGGTACATCCGCGTGCCGTCTGTTGGTGCATGCTCGTTCTGCCTGATGCTGGCTACCAAGGGAGCGGTGTACTACCGCGACTCGTTCACGCACTCGCGTGACAATCACCGAGGTCCGCGTCCGTTCCGTGTGGACGGCAATGCGACGGTTCATGCTCATTGTCGGTGCACGTTGTTCCCTGTTCCGAGCAACAAGGCGTTCCGCAATGTGGTCGTCGGTGATTCCGATGCGTATGCGGCTGCGATCTGGTCGCACAAGAAGACTGGCAGGAAGTACGAACTGGGTCGGATTATGGCTCAGAAGACGTTTCTGTCGCGCGAAGACTTCTTCGCGAATCTATAACCAAAGACTCCCGCCGTGTGGCGGGTTCCACTCCTAGATGGAGTGATGCGAGACCCCTGGAGGGTGCAATGAGTGAAGTCAATGTGGAGAACGCAACCGAGGCCGTGGCTTCGGATGAGACGGTCAGTGAAGACGTAACTGTCGACGCCGACACTGCCGACGAGGGCCAGTCCTTCGATGCTGAGTATGTCCGTCAACTCCGTAAGGAGTCGGCGAAGTACCGCACGCAGAACAAGGAACTCGCCGATAAGGCTGCTAAGTACGACGAGTACGTGCAGTCGCAGAAGAGCGAGCAGGAACGTATGGCTGAGGCGCTGGCTTCGGCACAACAGGAGCGCGACACCCTCAAGGGCGAAATGCTCCGTTTCAAGGTTGCACAGTCGAAGAACCTTCCGCCGTCATTGGTGGATCGACTTCGTGGGGACACTGAGGAAGAGATGGCAGCGGATGCTGACGCTCTTCTCGAGGGTCTCAAGGGTCAGTTCGCCCCTAAGGCGAAGCCTTCCCCTGATGCGACTGGCGCAGGCGTCGTTGGTGACGCTGATGCACCTTCCAATCCGCTTGAACTGGCTGCTGCAGTACGCGGCAGTCGTTAATCCAGGCCCGCACGCCCGTGCGTGGCTGCTCAATGCCCGTACGGGCGCTTCATCTAGGAGAAACACATGGCAGGTAATGCCCTTATCACCCAGCAGGTAGGCCCCGTCTGCTCGCAGGCACTTGGTCTTCTGCACACTCAGATTCTGCTTCCGAGTCTGCTCCGTTTCGACACTGGCGTCAGTGGTTCGCTCGCTGTCGGTGACACCGTCAACGTCCGCAAGCCCGCGTCGTTCGCCGCTAAGGCGTTTAACCGCGCGACTGGCATCGAGATTCAGGACATCGTCGAGACGACCGTGCCCGTGAAGATCGACAAGATTTGGGACGTGTCGGTTGCTCTGACCGCCGAGCAGGTCACCCTGAGCCTGACCAACTTCGGTCAGCAGGTCACCTACCCCGCAACGATCGCTCTGGCCGAGAAGGCCGAGGCTCTGTGCATCGACATCCTCAAGACCGCAACGCTGACCGCTGACATCTTGGTTGCATCCCCCGTGCAGTCGCTGATCGATGCCGTTGCCATTCTGAATGCCAACAAGGTCTCGATGGCGAACCGCAACATCGTTGTGGGCACCACGATGGCAGCAGCGCTCAAGAAGAGCGAGAACCTGCTTCGCGTTGACGCTTCGGGTTCCTCGGATGCGCTCCGCAACGCGATCATCGGTCGCGTCGCTGGTGCGACCGTGTACGAGTCCCCGTACGTCGGTGCAGAAGAGGGCTTCCTCTTCGGCCAGGACGCAGCAGTCTTTGTCTCCCGTGCAATGGAGACGATGGGCGGCACCGCTTCCGCACAGACGTTCGAGGGTGTCGCAATGCGCACCGTCATCGACTACGACGTGCAGAAGAAGCAGACCGTTGCTTCCTTCGACATGCTCACTGGTGGCGCTCTGCTCACCAGCGAGGCCGTCGTGAAGTTGGCGCTCAACGATAGCGCTGTCCCCGTCGTTGCGGCAGCCACGACCAAGTAGTTCCTTCGGGGGAGGGGGTCGAGTAATCGGCCCTCTCCTCCGTTCACTTTCTAACTAGGAGGCTCTATGGCTTACGACGCCGACCTCGCTGCTGCCATTGAGGCGCGCACTGGTCAGCCTGTCGATGCGGACTGGCTCGAGCAGGCATCTGCTGAGGCTATGGCGTACGTGCGCCTCATGGCTCCGTGCAAGAAGTCCGAGTGGACTGATTTCGCATCTCTTCCGCCTGACGTTCAGGCGATCTTTGTCGCCGCACTTGCGCGCTCCGCTGACAACCCGCGTGGTATCAAGCAGGAGACCATCGGCGAGTACTCGTACACATTGGTTTCTGGCGCAGGCTCATCTAGCACTGGCCCGTTCTCTCCGTCGGAGCAGCGCATCATCACGTCGTCCTCTGGCTGTGGTGGCGCCGTTAAGTCCGTCGCGGTGACGATGCCTGAACTGCGCCCACTGGCGGTCCCGTATCAGGAGGACTGATGATTCCTGCTCACATGATGTCGCAGGACATCGAGATTCACTACCGAGTCGAGGATTCGGTATCTGCATACAACACGCCGCGAGTGTCGAGTTCCGTTGTGACGATCAAGGGGTACTTCCGTCCCCGCCGATCCAACACGTACGTCGCTGGTGGCGAAGTCATGTCGAGCGACGCAATGGTCATCGTTCAACCGTCGGTGTCGATCACTTCGATCGAGTCCGTGGTCGTCGACGGCATTCGCTACCAGATGGATGGTGAGCCGATGCCGCATTGGAACCCGTTACGGCGCTCCGTGCAGTACTACGCCCTTTACCTTCGCAGGGGGATCGGATGATTAGAGCAAAGGCTGGCTACGAGACCGTAAGGAACTCGGGCCCGTTCGGGCGCGCTAACCGCGCCGCAGCGGCGACTCCTGCCTTGCAGGAAACGATCAACAGGGTTGCTGACATGGTTGTTGATGAGACCAAGTCAGTGATCGCCAGTGAGTCACCCGCGAACCTGTCGGAGTCGTCGGAGTTGACGACCTACTACAACACTGTGCAGCGTGTTGATGCTGGCGTTGACTTTCCGCGTAAGAAGTTCATGCGCGGGTCGACGATTCGTGTTGCGCTCGTGTCTCCTGTCGGCGGTGCTGCTTCGGCGAATGTCACGGAGTATGGCAGCGGCAAGACGCCTGGCTTGTACCCGATGACGAAGGCTGTGTTGGCGCTCGGTGGAACTCTGTTCACTGGCCTCAGCAAGAAGTCGAAGAGTAGGGCCTGATGAGCCTCGATCCCGTAACTGTTGTTGTTCGCACACTGCTCGAGGATGACTCGGTCAGTGCTGCTGTGTCAGGAAGAATCTTCGGGGGCTTCATCCCTCCTGATTCGCTGACACCTCTTATCTTGGTTCGGTCGATCTCGCGTCGTCCGACCACGGCCCCCACGACTCAGTGGTGGGACTTGACGGTCTCGGCGGATGTTCACGCAGTTGATCCTGCGGAGTCTTTCCAGATCGCTTGTGCTGTCGAGGCTGCAGTGAATGCAGTTGTCGGCGGTCAGCCAGAGGGCGTGGTCGCATACAGCGAAGCCCAACGCATTACCCCAGTTGAGGACGGGGCTTGGACCCCTACTCGGTATCGCAATGTCGTGACCGTTCAGATGACGGCGCGCAGTATCTAAGGAGAAGTAAATGGCTCTTGATGGTGCGGAAGTCCGCGTCGCAGGAACTGGTCACGTCTACGTGGCCCCGAAGGGCACTGCCCTTCCGACTGATTCATCCACCGCTCTTACCGATGACTGGGTCGATCTCGGCTACGTCACCGAGGACGGTGTCACCTTCACGTTCGGTCGTGAGACCGAGGATCTGAACGCCTGGCAGGGTGACAAGGTTCGCGTGCTCACTCTCAAGGAGCCGAAGAGCATTGAATTTGCTCTCATGCAGTCAAACTCTGACGTTCTGACCACCGCTTTCGGTGGCGGCACCGTCACTGGCTCTGCTGGCGAGTTCAAGTTCACCCCCGCTTCTAGTGGCACCAACGAAGAGCGTTCGATCGTGATCGAGTTCACCGATGGTGACGTCACGTACCGTTACATCTTCGCGCGTGTTCAGGTCGAGGGCGAGGTTACCTTCACCCTGACCCGTTCGGGTGCAGTCACCTACCCGATCAAGTTCGGTGTTCTCGCGGCAACCCCTGCGTACGAGATCCTCACGAACGATGAAGCGTTTGCAGCACCTGCTGCGCCCGCTCCTGATCCCGTTGTAGCGACTACTAAGGGATCGACCTCGGGTTCCACCAGCACCGCTACTGCGGCTGCGGACACCACGGTCTAACTAACGCTGCTGGCCCCGTCCTCTCACAAGGAGGGCGGGGCTTGCGCTTGCAATCAATCGGCTACGGAAGAGAGAAACACATGGCAACCCAGTTCACAGTTCAGTACGAGGACGGCGCGAAGAAGACCTACACGGTCAAGCCGAAGCACATCCTCAAGGTCGAGCGCGAGGGCGGCGGACTTTCCGCCAGCATTGAGTCGTCGTACAAATTGGCTTGGCTTTCGTCGAACACTGAGAAGACGTTCGATGAGTGGCTTGAGATCGTTGACGACATTGAGCCTGTCGACGACACCGAGGGCGATACAAACCCTACTTAAGGCGCGTCGCTGATCTAGCGGTGATGATGGGCGTGCCTCCAGACTCCATCACGGATGATCCCGAGATGTTTGACGCTCTGGAGGACGCTGTCATCCGCCACGAGACGCGGTGGTCGCAGTCGGATGAGTTGCTTGCTTCCATCCTTGAACTGCTGCACGCGCTGTATCTACTTACTGCAAAAGCCAATGGTGCCAAGAATGTTGGTAAGCCATTGCATGTTCCGCGCCCGCATGAGAAGGATCTCAGGCCGAAGGCGATGACCCCGCGAGAGTTCGCACTGAAATCTAGGAGTTGAGCGTGGCTGGTCAAAGTGCTGGCGTAGGTCGCCTTTGGGTTGCTGTTGATGCCAACATCGGTCCTGCGATCACGAAACTGGATCTTCTCGACAAGAAGGTCCGCGAGGTCAAGAACAACATCAACACGATGGGTGGTAACGCCAACGCTACGGCGTCGGGGCTGCAGAAGACTGCCGCTGCTGCGGGCAAGGTCAGCACCGAGGCGAACAAGGCCGCGCGGGGTGTCGCCGAGGTTGGGCTCCGCGCTCAGTCGGCAGCCAAGCCAATGAAGGCTCTGGAAGCCGCCATGTTCCGCTCCTCGCAGGCATTCATCAACCTGCGCTACGGAAACCCGCTCGGCTTCCTCGCTGGTGCGAGCCAGGCTGCGGGTTCGCTCGGCACTGCACTCAAGGGCATAGCCCCCGCTGCTGGGGGTGCCGCTGCTGGAATGGCTGGGCTGATCGCGGCTATCGCCGCCGCACCAGTCGTTGTCGGTGTTGCTCTCACGGGCATCGGTGCGGCTATCGCCAAGTCTGGTGTTAGTGCTGCCGCCGATCTCGAGCAGTTGAAGATTTCGTTCGAGGGCATGCTGGGCTCTGCTCAGGCAGCCACAGAGGAAGTCGCGTTCCTGCAGTCGCTTGCTCAGACGAGCATTGTGCCGACCGACCAGATCATGGAGGCTAACCGCCAACTCATGGCGTTCGGCATCACCAGCCAGACCATGCGCCAAGACCTCGTCAAGTTCATGGCTGACTACGGGTCGGCGGTGAACCTGTCTACTGGGCAGATTCAGGGCCTGGCTTACGTTATCGGTCAGATCAACGCACAGGGCAAGGCGTACACGCAGGACATCAAGCAGTTGGCGAATGCCTCGATTGGCATTGACAAGTTGGCTAAGTCACTGGGGATGACCACTGGCGAGTTCCAGAAGATGGTTGCCTCGGGTAATGCGACCGCTGACAAGTTGCTTCCCGCGATCGTCAAGGTGGGTAAGTCGTCCGAAGAGACCGCCAAGAAGATGAACGAGTCCGCCAAGGGCATGATCTCGAACATCAAGGACATTGCCAACGTCAAGATGTCTAACGCTTTTGGTGGGTTGCTGGCGTCTCTGAAGCCGATCCTGCAATGGGTGAAGGACTTCATCAAGGCTTTCAACTTCGAGTACATCGCCCAAGCCTGGGAGCAGGTTGTTGGGTACTTCAAGCAGTCTATGGGCGACATGGGCGCCGACGCTGAGGGCACCGCTGCGAGCATTTCGCAGACCATTGCCAAGGCGATCAATCTCATTGGTTACGTTGCCTCGATCACCTTTGCGGTGATGCGTGCGCTGTGGAACACCTTCATGTTGGTGGTCAACGGCGTATGGGCTGCAATCCAGTTGGTCGTCGGTCAGGTGCTCGACAAGTTGGGCGGCATCATCGAGGTTGCCTCGTATGTGCCTGGCCCGTGGCAGGATGCTATGAAGTCCGCTACCGAGTCGATCAAGACGATGGCGAACGCTGCGGTCGAGGGTGCCAACATCGCTGGTGGCGCATTCGTCAATAGCGCGGCAGCGGCAGGTAATGCCTGGGCTGGCTTGGTGATGAACTTCCCGAAGTTCAAGGAAGTCTCTTTCGGCAAGAACATCGGGTACACACCTGGCGGTAACGGATTCAAGACAAGCCCTACTCCTGGTTTCGAGGATACTGTCGGTGATACCACTGGCGATTCCAAGAAGGATCCGCGCCTGAAGAAGTGGCAAGAGTGGATCAAGTTCATGCGTGAACTGATCAACGACTTCAAGGAAGCGCTCAAGGAACTCAAGGGGCTCACCGCTCAGCCGTTCGGCGAGATGAGCAAGATCGCTGAGGCATTCTCCTTCGGAGACGCTTCGTCGAACTACCAGGGCAACATCAAGTCGATCATCGGCATGTTCGACACCGTGTCTGCTGCGATCACCAAGTACTACAGGGTCTTTGCAAGCCCCAAGGCTGGTGGCAAGGCTGCTGCCGCTAAGGCAGCCGCCGAGCGCGACTCCATGCTGAACCGCTTGAAGGAAGACACTCAGCGCCTGGTCGATCTCGCTCGCGAGAACGAGCGGATTGCTAAGGAACTCGATACCTGGCAGAAGACCGAGACTGACCGTCTGCAGTCGCAGATGGACGCACTCGACGCCGCCTACAACGGCACCTTCGATGCCCGTGGGTACGCCATTGAGGGCGCGATCTCCAAGGCACAGTCCATGCTCGACAAGGCCACCCAGGCATACGACGACGCTAACGCGAAGTTGGCCGACCTGGTGTCCGCTCGTGATGAGTTCCTGAACGGAATCCGCGACTCTGCTCGTTCGTTCGTCAATGCACTTGAACTGTCCGCGAAGACGATCACCGAGTATACGCGCCTTGACAACGTCGGCTCGTTCATCTCCACGGAGAAGCAGAAGACTGCATCTCTCAAGGATCAGATGGCCGAGCGTCTCCAGACGCTCAAGGACTGGGCTGCCAACATCAAGGCCCTACAGGCCAGGGGTCTGAGCAGCACGCTGCTGCAGGATCTTGTTTCGCAAGGCCCCGAGGCCACCAGCCAGGTCATGACCGATCTGGTGAACGGTTCGCAGCAGTCGATTGACGAGATCAACTCGATTCAGACCGAACTCGCTTCGGTGACTGCAGGTATCCAGCGGAACGCGTCGCAGACGTGGTTCGATGCGGGGATTGCTCAGCAGCAGGCGTTCGTCAATCAGATGCAGATCGCTAAGGATGCTGCGAATCAGGCGCTGCTTGATACGCAGGCTGCCTACCAGATGAAGAAGGCAGCGCTCGATGCTGACCTCAAGGCTGTGGCAGATGCCACTGACGCTCACTCGCTGGTGCTCAAGGCGCAGTTGGAAGCCAACGCTAAGACGGCGGCTGACATCAGTGCGTCCATCGAAAAGAGCCTGGCGAAACTGACGGACCCGAAGAACCCGAAGAACACCGCGATTCTTGGTAAGAACGCGATGGATGGGTTCATCAAGGGTCTCGAGGAGATGGAGCCGTTGGTTGTTGCGGCGGCTGAGCGCATTGCGAACAAGGTCTCTTCAACGATCTCGAAGGCCCTCAAGATCAACTCTCCATCGAAGGTGATGGAGCAGTACGGCGCTTGGGTGGGCGAAGGGCTTGCAATCGGCATGGAGTCGTCACTCTCCCGCGTGGAGGTGGCTTCGCTCAACATGTCGAACGCAACTCTTCCGAGCCTCAATGGATCAGGCCAGTCGGTGCCTGATGTTCGCGTCTACATCGGCGACCGTGAACTGACGGACATGATCGATGTCCGTGTCGCGGCTGCCGACGGCAGTTCGCTCAACTATGTCACTTCGGGTAGGAGGTACTAATGGCTCTAGGTGAGATCACCTTCACCTCGGAACTGGACCCGACTTCGCGCTGGGTTGTTCTTACGCTCACGTGCGAAGGCATGACCGAAGCGACTATCAACCGACTCACCCCCGACGGTACGCAGGCTGTTCGCGGGGCCTTCAAGAAGGAAGCGGTCAACTCTCTGATCGCTGCCGACTACGAGGCCCCGCAGAACACGCCGATTTCGTACTATGCGGTGGTCAGTGACGGCACCCAGACTCGTAACTCGGATCTGGTAACACTTTCAGGCGAGATCGATCGCGGCGGTGATGTCGTGTTCGGGCTCACTAACCCGCTCGCCGTTCAGAAGGTAATCGTCGTCAGTGTCCCAAGCCTGGTGTCTGAGAGCCGTCAGGATGTTGTGCAGGTTGTCGGTCGCCGTGATGCGGTGGTCGTATCCGACGTGCGCTCCTTCCCTACAGGGACTCTCACACTCGCGACCCTCACCGATGGGGAGCGCTTCGGCCTCTACCAACTGTTGAACGACGGTGGGCTGCTGGCCTTCTCGCCGCATCAGCCGAACTATGGCTTCTCCGACGTGTGGTATCTCGCGGTTGGCAATGTCACGGAGCGGCGTATTTCGCCTATCGGGCACGCCCCCGAGCGCTACTTCGATCTCGAGTTCCGCCGTGTCGCACCACCGCCCGCTGACTTCGTCGGCCCCGCCTTCCGCACTTGGGGAGACCTCTGGTCGGAGAGCGTGTCGTGGGACAGCCTTAAGCAGGCAGGTATAACCTGGCTGAGACTGCAGGTGAAGTGATGCTGGGTGCAAGCGATAAGTTCAAGACGCATCTGCGGTCTTCTCACAGCCGCAGGGTCCGCATCGGGCTGTACCTCCCCAACGAGTTGGGGGAGTACGAGTTCAACGGTCACTTCGGTGTAGTCGACGGAACGCTGACGATTGACAACTCCCGCAACATCGTGCGGCAGGCTCAGATGCAGGTGTCTACCCTCGAGTCAACCATCGCAAGTGCTGTCACTGGCGACGCGGCCCGTGACTTCTTTGAGGCGCTCACAGCGAAGTCCGCTGAACTTGAGATCGAGTGGGGCTTGATCTACCCAGACCTCTCGGAGGAGTGGGTGACGTTGGCGCGCTTGCGCGTGGACGAGTCCGTGAAGGCTGCTGTCTCAGGCTCGCTGCAGGTCACTGCGGCGTACGATCCTGGTACTCGGATTGCAGACTTCTACCTCATCACTCCGTATGCACCGTTCAGCATCGACAACACGAAACTGACGTACCTAGAGGCCATTCAGGATCTAGTCAACGTGGCATACCCCAGCACTAACCCGCCCGAGTGGATCATCAACGAAGGCGTCGATGGAACGTCCCTTCCGCCTGACGGCACTGTCTTCACTGGCAGCCGTTGGGATGCGATTCAAGCACTCGCGGTAGCAATCAACACCCGCGTGGCACCCGATCATCTCGGGCGGTGGACGGTGCAACCCGTGGTCGACAGTCACATTCCAGTGTGGGAAGTTGACGCTGGCGATAGCGGCGTGCTGGTCTCGGAGGAGACGACGTTCTCGCGACGTGAGCAGTACAACGCTGTCGGCGTTCGCTGGGAATCTCCCAATAGCGGCGGTGGCATTGTGTACCTTGTCGACTCTGATCCCGAGTCGCCTACGTACTTCGATGGACCGTTCGGGCGCAAGCCTCGCCCCGAAGAGACGGTGTCAACCATCACCACGGAGGCGCAGGCTCTTGATGCAGCGCGTTCCTTGCTCGACAAGTACAAGGGACAGACGCGCGGCATTCAACTGCAGACGCTGCACAACCCGCTGATGGAACCTGGCGACGTGATTGCGGTGCAACTTCCTGACAACACCATTGAGCGTCACATCATCGACACGCTGTCGATCCCGTTGGCGGGCGGCGTGATGAGCATGCAGACGCGCGTGGTTCGCAGCAGCGGTGGCACGTACGACGCTGACGGAATCAACTACGGAAGCCCTGCACACACTTACGACGGTCACCCGACTGCCTGAGAAGGAAACTATGCCTACATTGGTTAAGAACGCGGACCTCACAGTGTCCTTAGTGGTTACAGGGGCCAACTTCGCCTCTCACATGACTGTGCAGATAGATCGGATGAAGGTGCCGTACACGGAGTTCATCAACTCTGGTGAGTTCAGGTCGAACAACTTCGACCAATCAAGGTACGCCGAAGGTGTTCACCTCGTCAGAGTTGGCAGTAGTGCTTACTGGTCCAATGAGGTGCCCTTTACCATCGGCTCCGTAACCTCACCGCCTGTCGCTCCTGTGTTGAACTCACTCACTCCGTCGCAGATCGACCCGCCCGCAACTGACCCGACCAAGATCACCCTCACAGGACTGAACTTCGCCGCAGGCTGCGGGGCCTACTTCGATGGCGTGGCTGTTCCGACAACCATCATCAGCAACTCGACTGCGGAGATCCTGGTCCCCGCCTCGATGCTGCCTGGGAACTCGGCGCATACGGTCAAGATCGGATACGTCTCGCAGGGCATCTGGTCGAACGAGAAGGTGTTCATCGTTACCCCGCCGCCGCCGTTCATTTCTTCGCTGTCGCCAGTCACAATCACTAGCGCGCAGGCTGCCGATGGGGAGACTGTCACGATCACTGGCGGTAACTTCCTGACCGCCCCGACCGTGGCTGTCGATGGTGTCAGCAAGGCTTCTACGTTCGTGTCGGCGAGTTCAATCACCGTTGCACTGGCCGCTGCTGACCTGGCAACTGGCGACCACACCGTCAAGGTGACTAACACCGACGGCAAGTCCAGCAACGTGATGACGCTGACTGTGGAGCCGCCTGCCCCGCCTGCTGACCCGACCCTGACCAGCCTGACCCCCGCGTCGATCAACCGTCAGATGATGGCTGACCCGACCATCGTGGTGTTGAAGGGCACTAACTTCCGTGACGGCATGGTTGCCAAGATCGACGGAGGCGCGGCCCTGCGCTCACTGACGTTCGTGTCGGCCACGGAGATGCACCTGTCTGTGCCGCGCTCACTGGTTTCGACTGCTAAGACGTACACCGTCGAGGTCGGTATGACGGGGGAGACGTTCACGGCGTCGAAGAACCTGGTCGTGACCGCCGTGAACCCGACGATGGTGTCCGTTACGCCTGCTGCTCCCGCTTGGGAGTCCATCACCGACCCGATGGTGGTCACCCTCGCTGGAACGCAGTTCACCCCGAACATGACCGTGACCCGCACGGGTACTTCGGTGCCGTTCACGTTCGTGTCAGCGACCAGCGCCACGGTGTCCCTGCCGAAGTCGCAGTACGCCCCGTTCACGGCCTACGAGTTCAAGGTTGGCGTCCCCGCTAACTCGGTCCTGTCGAATGGCCGCACGGTGTCTGTCGCCCACGCCAAGCCGAACCTGACCTCTGCCACCCCGAACTCGGGTGTCACGGGTGGCACGGTTGCCGTGACATTCGCTGGCACGCTGTTCGCCTCTGGCCTCAAGGTGTACCTCGATGGCACCGATGTCGGAGCCGCTACTGGCGTCACCTCGACTGCTGCTTCGTTCAACCTGAACCTGGCGACTGTCGCCGCTGGCGCTCACACGCTGGCTGTCGGCTACTCGGACGCGAAGTCGAACACTGTGCCGTTCACGGTCGCTGCTGCTGACGCACCCGTGGTGACGGCCTAACCCACGACCGCCCTCATCCAGCCCGACTTAAGGGAGTACGAATGGCAAGCAACTACCCAGCAGGTTACGACAACCTGAATAACCCCACAGCAGGCGACCCGCTGGACTCTCTTCAAGTCCCTCACGCCGAACAGCATGCGAATGCAAACAACGCGGTGGAGTCCATTCAGCAGGTGCTCGGCACAAACCCGCAGGGGCGTTTCCCCACCGTTCGCGATCGCCTCGCCGCCATCGAGGGTACGGGCGATGAGGGCAACAAGATCACGCATCTGACCGACCTTTGGGACGTGGATGTAACTGACCCCGTCACTGACGGTGCTCTCCTCACCTACGACGCAACCGCTGAAAGTTGGGTGGCTGGGTCAGCAGGTGAGGCAGCGCCCTCAGCACTCGGTGACCTGTCGGATGTCACTCTGACAGACCCGCAGGTTGGTGATGTCCTCACGTGGGACGGTACCGCGTGGGTAGAAGGTGCAGGCGCGAAGGGGTACACGGTCAGTGATCGTGTACCGACCGCAAGCGATGGTTCCGACGGGGACATGTGGGTGACGCTGCCGTGACAAGTGCAATCCGAGTGAAGAATGCTGGCGAATGGGTACAGGTGTATCCGCATCCGCCGCTACCTATAGCACCCGTGCTGACGGCGACAGGAGTCGGTAATGGCATCAGTCTGACTTGGACTGCTGGCACAGTGGCAGCGGGCTCGATCGGGTCTTATGAGGTCGAGAACGTTCCCGTGCCGTACAACGAGGCGACTGGCGGCACGATGACTACCTACACCTCTGATGGCAGGAAGTTCGCTCGGCACACCTTCACCGCCAACGGCTCCCTCAATGTCGTCAAAAGCCCTAACCCGTTCTACGTCTACCTGATCGGCGGCGGAGGCGGCGGAGGCAAGAACGGCTTTGACGGCGGTGGCCCCCATGGCGGCGGCAAGGGTGGTGGCGGTGGCTACTACATTGGCGAAGCGGTTGGCGTTGCCATTGGGGCTGCGACCATCACGGTAGGTGCTGGCGGCTCTGCTGGCACTGCCCACGCTGGCGGCCCTGGCGGCGACTCGATTGCCCTTGGATTCACTTCTGGCGGCGGCGGTTACGGCGCGTGGGGCCAGGATGCAATCACGGGCGGCGATGGCCGACCTGGCGTACCTGCTCCCGCCGCTAACGGCGGCAACGGTGGCGGCAACAATCACCCGCAGACCAGCCCTTGCACAGGCAAGCAGGCCGCACTTGGGCTGGCAACAACCGTTGGCGAAGGTGGCGCAGGTGGCGCGCCAGACGGAGGGCAAGCCTCCATTCCTGGTCAGGCTGGCAATGCTGGCGCAGTTGTCGTGGAGTACGAGGTGGCCTAATGACTATTGACAACGTTGGCAACGTACTTGCCAAGACATACACAAGCCTCACGCCTGGCACTTCCTACGCCTATCGCGTGCGCGCAGTGTCCGCTGAGGGCAGGCGCTCCGCCTGGTCGAACGTCGCTGTAGCAACAGCACTGGAACCGTACAACGCGGCGACTGGTGGCACTGTGACCGACGTTACGAACTACAACGGCACGGGCCAGAAGTGGCGCGTCCACAGGTTTACGGGGAACGGCACGTTCACCGTGTCTACGGCGGCGCAACCGTTCCGCGTGTTTGTTTGTGGTGGCGGCGGCGCGGGCGGCGGCGCTGATAATGCAAGGCACTCCCAAGGCGGAGAAGGCGCCTACTCCCTTACCAACGACAGTAAGGCGATTCCTGTCGGCGCCCATAGCGTCGTGGTGGGCGCTGGCGGCGCTCCTGTCGGTTGGGGCTACGCGGGTGAACGTGGCGGCACAGGAGGAACGTCAAACCTTGGCAGCGTCGCAACGGCTCAGGGCGGGCTCGGCGGGTACTTCCCGTCGGCTGGTGAACCTGGCACGGGCCGCAACGTGACCTCCACAATCTCGGGCGCGTCGGTGACCTACTGCCAAGGCGGCGCGGGTATGGGATGGCCGCAACCAGCAAGCCCGCCCGCGAACAGCGGCACTGGAGGGCATTCCGGCTACACCACAGCGGGCGGCGCTCCCGGCTCGGGATACCAAGGCGGCGGCGGCGCGACGGGTGTCGTCATCGTCGCGTATCGAATCGGATAAGGAGCAGTGTGGGTATCTACATCAAAGAAGCGGGCGAGTGGCAGGAGATCGGCCCCGCTAACCCGCCGAGCGTCAAGCAGAAGATGATCGGCAGCGGCGGAACCACGTCGTTTGTGTTCATCAACGATGTCCTTCACGCACTCCATGTTTTCAAGGCCAACTCATCGTTCATCTGCACCGCAGCGGGATCGGTCGAGTACGTCGTTGTAGGTGGCGGCGGTAACGGCGGAGCGTGGGCTGGCGGCGGTGGCGGAGGTGTTCTCACGGGAACCAAGGCGCTCACCCCCCAGACATACAACATCGTCATCGGTGCACCAGGCGCAGACACCACGTTCGCTGGCCTCACAGGCGGCGGCGGCGGTGGAGGTGGCGGCGGCACTGGTCGAGCCACTAACGGTTCTGGCGGTGGTGGTGCGTACCTGGACGGTGCTGGCGGTGGAACCGCTGGCGGCGGTGCAGGCAGTGGTGCTGGTAAGGCTGGCGGGGTTGGCGGTCAAGGTGCCGACTACGGCGGTAACGGCGCGGGCGGCGGTGGTGGCGGCGCTGGCGGTGTCGGTGGCAACTTCGGCTACCGAGGTGGCGGCGCTGGCGGTGTTGGCCTCGAAAGCCTGATCACAGGAACCGCGCTCATCTTCGGTCGAGGTGGAGACGGGGCGTGCCCGAATGAAGCAGGCCAAGGACTCCGCTCACCAGAAGCCAACAGTGGCGGTGGTGGCTCGGGTCGGGCTACTGGTGGCGCAGCAGGCGTCGTCATTATTCGTTATCCAGTCGAGTAGGAGATTCGCAAATGAACGTTGCACGCATCAAGGACGGAGTCGTCGTCAACATCGAGGTTGCCGATGAAGAGTGGGTCGCCGCTAACAACGGCATCGATGGTTACGAGTTCATCGAGTCCACTGAGGAAATGCCCGCGCACATCGGTCTCTCATGGGAACCGATCAGTGGCTTCGAGCAGCCCTATGTTGCACCAGTCGATCCGCCTACGGAGCCTACTGAGGCAGCATGATGTCTCGCCGTCTCACCAATCAACTTCTCGACCAGACGGTACAGGCCGCGCGAATTGCTGCGGTCGACCAAACGGTCGTACTGCGCTACGGAACTGTCACAGCAGTTGACCCCACCAGCAAGACACTCTCTTGCGAGGTCGGGGGCACGGTGATCCGTGGCGTGCCTCACATGGCGTCCTACACGCCAGCAGTCAACGACGTCGTGTGGCTTCTGCATCAGAACTCGCAACTCGTCGCAATCGGTAAGCGCTAAGGAGCCCTCATGCCACAGCAGTACACCCCGTCGGGATCATCCCAGTCGTACACGATTCCCGAGTATGGCGACATCGTCGACGGTGAGACCGTCTTCCGCACTTACAGCGAAGACGTGGATCGCGCAGTGCAGACTCGCATCGGTAGCGCCGACGCCAGTGTCACTCAAGCGTCCACAAACCTCGCAGTGCTGCGCAACATCACCGTGTCGACTGCCGCGCCAGCGGGCAATACGGTCGGTATGGACGGCGACATCTGGTTCGTGTACGTCTGATGGCGGCATCGAAGATCAAGGCTGCGGGGCAGTGGCATGACACTGCGAATGCGTTCGTCAAGGTCGACGGTGTCTGGCGGACCGTTACCGCGTCGTACGTGAAGACCCCTGGCGGCTGGGGACAGGGCACCATCGGGCAGCCGCCTGCAGCACCCGTGATGAAGCACACTGCGACGGGCAAGTTCACCATCCAGAATTACGACGCCACGCTCGCGTACACGACTGTGCGAGTAGCAGGCGGCGGCACTGCTTCCCGCAGCGGAGCGGTCGTAACACTGTCGGATGTCAATGCACGGTTCAGCATCACTGCTGGGTATGCGGCGTCCTCTCCGCAGTCTGGCCTCGGGTACTTCGAGCGCAAGGCGTACACCTACACCGACGGCGGTCAGTCGTGTTCCCCGAACTGTCGCCCCATCTCAGGTAACTGTTTCAATGGCACAGGTTCGTGCCAGGGAGACGGTTCGTGTGGGGCTGACGGCACCATCTGCTGCGGTGGATCAATGGGCTCTACCTGCACTGACAACCCTGACATCAAGGACAACTACGGCCCGCAAGGCTACGTCGATCAATTCGGAGAGTGGGCAAAGACGGTATGAACATGACAATCCCCCGAGGGGCGAACCTCATTCTCGAGTTCGAGTTGCCATTCACTGACCCGCCCGAGTCAACCGTGCACCTGAACACTAAGGGTGAGGAACTTGCGTTCTCACACTACGGTGAACTCGTAGCGTCGCTAGACCGCGTCAACAACGCCGACGTGCTCAAACTCATGCACTACAACTCGAAGTGGTGGATCAGATACGAGAGCCCCGTGCCCTCGTTCCTCCCAGACGGTGTGTCCGAGTACGAGTTCATTGTCGTAGGGATGGACGACGAAGTGGTGATGCAGGAGTCAGGCACGGTGACCATCGATGGCTAAGACAAGCCCAATCGACCTACTGCGTCCGTCGGTGCCGCGCAGCATGGAGGAGACGGCTCTAACCCGTCTCAACATCTGCAATGGCTGCGACCGTCTGCACGCCAGGATTTGCGGAGAGTGCAAGTGCTTCATGCCGATGAAGGTGAAGTTGGCACACGCAGAGTGCCCCATCGGCAAGTGGGGCGAAGAGTCCATCTAGCCCCACCGCGTCACCAGTAGAGCCTCGCCCATCGGCGGGGCTCTTCCATTTTCAGGCTAAGGAGTCCTCTTGCTCGGTATGCACTTCACAGGCTGGGAGAACGAGCCGTGGGTAGATGGCCCGACTCACGTTCGTCTGTGGGACAACGGTGTCTCATGGCGCGCTATCCACACGGCAGTAGACACGTACAACTGGGATCGCCTTGACGCGATGGTGGACTTCTACACCGCCAAGGGCGTCAAGATCACATACGTCGCTTGCGCGACTCCGCAATGGCTGGCGATGGACCCGCACGCGCCGCACTTCGCGCCGTGGCTGGGCGAAGGTAGCAACTCGTTGCCGTATGACATTGACGAGTGGAACAAGTTCATCTGGAATCTGGCGACCCGCTACCAGGGCCGCATCCACTACTACGAAATCTGGAACGAGCCGCAACTGGCCGACTTCATGTACCCGTATGACACTTCGACCTGCAACCGCCTGGCGACGATGACTCAGCGTGCGAAGAACACGATTGACTCGATCGACTCTGCCGCCATGGTGATCTCGGCGTCGGTGTTGCCGCGTCCGTCGTCTGGTGGCATGGACAAGGCGACGAAGTATCTAACGGCTCTCAAGGACAAGGGCTGGCCTGTCGACGCATACGCCTGCCACATCTACCCCGAGGTTGGCTACTGGGCACCGCGCTGGCGCGACTACTTGGAAGCCGTGAAGGACAAGTTGGCCGCGCTGAACGCTCCGAACAAGAGCAAGGTCTGGGTGACGGAGACAACTTACGGCCTACTCGGTGACCCGATTCCCGAGGAGAAGGGTAACGACGTCGTAGACCAGACGTATCAGCACGCAGAAGCCCTTGGGGTGCAACAGATTTACTGGTACGCGTGGAATCGCCCCGACCTCGGTGGCTTGCAGATCAAGGACGGCAGCACCGCTTGGGCTGCGATCAAGAGAAATGGAAACCCGTCATGAGTAGTTGGCAGTTGGTCAAAGGTGGCGTCACTCTGCGTGATCAGATCAACGCACGCTGGACGACCCGTGACAAGGCCAGCGACGGGTCGGTTGGAGATGCCGACCACGCCGACAGGGAGAGCGATCACAATCCCGACGCGAACGGTTGGGTTCACGCCATTGACGTTGACGAGGATCTTCGCGGGTCCAAGTACGACAATCGCTGGCTGGCTGATCAGTTGATCGCCTACGCACGCGAGAAGCGTTCGGGCTCCAACAGATTCAAGAACATCGTGTACGAGGACCAGGTGGCGTCAGGCACCTATGCCGATACTTACTGGACGTTCCGAGGTAGCGGGTATGGGCACACCCATCACCTGCACATCTCGTTCACGGCTGCCGCTGAGCAGGGTGGCCAGCACTACGACATTCCGATCCTGGATGGTCAGGCTGATCTGTGGGATGGCTCGGTGCCGTACTTCGACGTGATGATCCGTTCGCTGGAGAACGGCGAGAAGAACAAGGCGACCTGGCGGCTTGCGTGCCGTCTGGCCGAGTTGGGCTTCTACCACGGCGACGTTCAGCCCGAGGGAGAGCAAGGTTTCCCCGTGAAGGCCATCGAGTCGATGCAGAAGTGGATGGGCTGGACCGTTCAGCCGTACTGCGAGAAGACGCACAAGGCGATCTTCAAGAAGTTGGAGAACACCCCGTCATGAACCTTCGCG